AAATCAATACAGAACTCGCCAAGGCTATGCGCGAAAGCGTACCCTCAAAGAGGCGGGTCTTTGCGAAGAGGCCGCCCTCCGTCTTTTGATAAGCGGGCCGGGGCGGCCTTTTCAGTCGTCAATAATTTGTGTACAACTGGGTTTGAAAAAGATATTGAAGTTTAGTATTTTCTGTAGTAGTATAATAGTAGTATCGAGCCGGAGGTCTTAACCTTTCTACTCCGGTTCGATCAATAAGCGCCCCACACGGGCGGCTGGTAATTGGCTCCCTCATATCGGGGAGCCTTTTGCTTTCTACCAGAAAATAGTTGCATTTGAAAAAGTTTAAGCCTACAATGTTAATCAGGGGGATGAATGGTTCGACAACCTCCAAGCCGGAAGGTCGGGGTTGGACCTGGGATCGTGACCCAGATCCTCCATTTTTTAGTTACTGGAGGGAGCCGTGATCAAGATCAGTACTCTACTATTTGACTGCGGAATGCAGGTTGGTATTGGCTTCAAGAACGAAGAAGATTCCTCCCGCTGTGCAATGATCTTTAGAACGCCGGAAGCGGCAGAACTTTTTCAGGCCGAATTTAACCAACAAATGGATCAAATTATTGCTGAATGCCGAGAAGAGATCAGATTGGGAAAGTTGAAATTCCCACCCAGGGAGGAGCAGTAGATGCTGGAACTGAAGACGGCCATCAAACAGAATCCAGGGTTTCTATCTATTGAAATTTATCTGGAAGAGAAATTAGCCGGTTCCAGATATAGCACTAAGAAAGTGCTTGATCTTTCGTTCTCAGATGCAATCCTATTAGGTTCTGAGCTAATCAACAAGGCATCGATGTTCTCTGATAAGATCTCCCCCCTCTTTCCTAAAGACGAGTCTCAGGAAGCGGAAGCGGAGATCATTGAAGAAATTGAAGAACCAGTTGGTATTTTTCAAAAATTCAAAAATTGGGTAAGGGAGACGCTGTGATGGGCTATAAACTAAGAGAAGAGGTAGAAAAAATTATCGACGAGGCGTTCTCCTTCTATACCCCGGAACAGATTCGATCAGAAGGGGGAGGCCCTTCTCCAGGCGGTATTCCACAGAATATTTATCAAGAAATAGCCGATGAGCTGGAAGCCAAGCAACTACCCTATAAAATTTTCCGGGTAGACGATTGACATTATGTACCGCAATACATAATAAAATTATGAACACCGAAAGGAATCGTCAACTATGTTTAAAAAAATGAGTGCCGATGAGGCTGAGGCGATCCGGGAGAGCTATAGTCGTGGCAGGCTAACCATGAAGGAGCTTGGAAAAATTTTTGGCCGTCACCAATCCGTCATCTGTCGGCTTGTCAATGGCAAGACCTTCAAAGAAGCCAAGCTCTACCCCAAGCCCAAGCGCCGACTTTCAGAGGCAGAGAGGGCTGAGATCGTTAGGCTGACACAAGAGACAGCCATGACAGACGGGGAGGTGGCCGAAAAATTTAATTGCTCCACCTCCACCGTACTTTATCACAGACAAAAATTTGAGAGGAGCCTGGAACGTGTATAGTAAGAAGATTGAAGTAGATGAAGCAAAACTTGATAAGTTCGTCCAGGAATCTTTGGGAGACCCTAATCATCCTAACCGTGGAAATAATGAGGGGTTGATGATCAGCGAACCGTACAAGGACGAGATAATTGACGTCCTAATTCAGCCAGAGCCAAGGGGAGGGAAATACCCAACAGTAGTGGCAGGAGAGGGTAAACACTCAGTCGAAGGATATATTAACGAGAAGGGCTGGTAAAGGGTGCGTCTAACAACTTTAGTCGCCCTACTCCTCTGCGGGGCCTGTTCCACAAGTTCCCCTGTTCCACAAAGTGAGGAACAGCCAGAAAAACGGAACACCACCAACTTTATTACAGTGCCGATGAACGACCCGTTACTTCCCCATCAAAAGTATCTCTACGAGAGCGGCATCGTCAAGGCTTGGCAGTTATCGACAGGAAATCGACAACTGAAGATCGCCATTATCGACGGAGAGGTGAAGCCTCATTCTGACCTCCAACTTCTCCAGACCAAGCTCTACTCCCTCGATGCCCCGTCAGACCATGCCACGCCGATTGCCGGAATTATCGGAGCGACTCAGAACAACGGCCTGGGGATGGCGGGCATCGCGCAGTGCCAACTTCTCTCTTACGTCGCCCAGACAAGACTTGACCCGAAACTGGGAGATTTCTTACTCTCTGCCGTCACCCGGTCTTTTTATCAGGCGGCGGCGGACGGGGCCAAAATTATTAACTGTAGTTTCGGCGTCCGTCAGGATCTTCCAGAGATCCGGGCAGCAGTAGATTATGTCATACAGAGGGGCGTTACAGTCATAGCCTCCGCCAGTAATGACGGCAAAGACTGGAAAACCTACCCGGCAGCTTACCCGACTGTCATTGGCGTCGGAGGATCTTATGAAGGAAGGCGCGCCGACTGGAGCAATTATGGGGAGTGGGTAACGATCTACGCTCCCGGACAGGGCCTACTGACAGAAACGCCGGAAGGAACGACGCTGATCTCTGGAACCTCCGCCTCGGCTCCCATTGTCACAGGGACTGTCGCCCTGATGCTCTCAGTCAATCCAAAGCTAAAGCCAATGAAGATTAAAAAGATTATCCAACAGACAAGTAAAACTGGACAGTTGGATTCCTATCAAGCAGTTTTGAAAGCGAGGTAATGAGATGAAACTTTATGCGGTTCAGGGATTTGTCGTAGACGATCAAACTTTCAATCATGCGCCCTCCCTAAATCTTCCCAACCTGTCACTAGACACACTGGACGATTACCATCTTTCGGCAATCGTTGGTCAAGGGCCGTATCCTTACCTGGGAGCGCCAATTCCTCAACATAGCAGAAAAACTCTACTAGTTCCTGCAAGAGTCCGGTTTGACTATATGCAAGCAACGGGAGGAAGCCTATTTTTAAAAGTCACTTGTGGGCAGCATGATGGAATTCTAACGGGGGCAGGATTTGAAATTTTTGAATTTCCTCCCCTGCATTTTCAAGGGCTAACTCATTGCCTGCTTTTATTAGATTATTCCAACGGGGAACTACAAGATTCTTTGGATCGCGGAAACCTCTGTATAAACCGCCAGAATTTAATATTATACTGTGCGCAATCAAGTTGGGGCCTAACTGGTATTTTAAACTTCTCTGCGAACATGGGCCAGACTCCTGCAACAGCGCCCAGTGGAATTAACAATATTACCCTACCTCCCCCGTCTCCGATACCAACTCCAGTTGCTGCTTGGACTGATACACTCGTCCTGTCCAGCGGGGTCAGAATCGAGCCTCAAAACAAAGATAAGTACAGCCCCGACCAAAAAGCAATTGGAGTTCTCGACCCGACAATCTGGTACAAGATCCTTTCCCTCGATGACAATTTACTAGGCAGCTATGCACTCAGCCTGGAGCAGAAGGAGATCGTCCTATTTACCTCAACTGTCCAGGAACACTCTCTGGTCCTCTACTATCGAGATTCGATCGATAACACAAAAAATAAAAAATATTATTTAAGACCAAGGGTAAACGAAGGAGAGGTTTCTGGAGTTTTTGACGAAGACTCCGCTACCTATAATCTAGATGACCCAGCTAGATTAGTTTGCGTCTGCGACGCGGCGGAACGTTTGATTTGGAAACAGACGGTGGACAGGTATCCGAAACAAGAAGCTATGGAAGAGAATCCGGCGGCTCCCGGTAAGATCGATTGGTTTGCCCTGGCAGGTTTGCCGGTTTCCGGCAGTAACATCGTGTACCCCATAATGGGGGGCGGAAGCGCCTCTACTAATGCCTCTACGGGGAATCCATAGTACATGCCGCGCGGGAAAACTAAGGAGAACGCCGAGAGGCGGTTCAGGCGCTTTATCTATGAGATGCCAGAGATGGTCTATACGGGCAGCCCCTGTTGGGGCTGGTTCGGCGGCCATGATAAGGCTGGCTACCCCTGTTTCTGGCATCAGGGACAATCGATGCGGGCGTACCGGGCGGCCTGGCTAATCTTTAAAAAAGAGGAGCCGGAAGGGGAGATCGTTCGGGCCTGTATGAATAAATATTGCTGCAACCCAGACCACCTAGAGGGCGAGATAAAATGAGCGTTCTTTTTGAAAAGTACAAGACAAAGAGTTCCGACGGTTTAACTCTCTATCAAATTCCGATGGGAGAAGCCATAGCAACCTTTTTAGAACTAGAGGAGGCGTATAAGAACTTTTCTAAGCTTCCTTATAGTTCTGGCTGGTCGGTAGCAAGACAACAAATAGTAGAGCGTAGAGCGGAAATAAGAAAACTACTAGACAAATTTATTATACACGCCAGCTCCTCAGAGTGAGGCAGCAAAAAGGAGTATAGAAGCCATGACAGAATTCGATAAATTAGGGGATTTCCTCCATAAATTTATACTTCTCGTCGTGGAGAAGAAGCGGGAGGAAGTCTTCCTACGCGGAGGTATGAGCTTAGAATACTTAGAACTCCAGGAGGAGTTAGAAAAGATGCAGGATCAGCTCAACCAGGTAAAGATTGTGGCCAAAAAATGAGGCAGATTGAAATAAAATTAGGGGAGGCGCTGGAACAGTACTATCATTTAGCGCGATCAGCGGAACAAGAGAAGCTAGAGCTTGAGAAAGGAATGTCTTTAGACGGTTATAACTATCTGAAAGAGAAGGAAAAGCTACAAAAGTTTCAGGCATTTCTCAACCAGTGGACACTTTGTGGGAATTCCCCAAAGGAGATCAAAAAATGATCTGGTTAATCGTCTTAAACCTTATTATCCTGACCTGGGCATTAGCCCTCTGGGTGATGTGGCGCTCTCGGAGGGGATAAAAATGAAACTATTATTCTGTAATCAATGCCACGACATCGTGAAAATGCGCTTCGAGGAACGATTTTGCTTCTGCGGCAAGGTCAAGGGAAGGTATTTAGAGGATGGCCACCGTGCTGAGTATTCAGGGGAGGGGGCGGTGCCCCTGGGAATGGACAACCACGAATTTACACAGACTTTGAAACAGTGGCCGAACTGGAAGCACAGCAGGGGCTTGAGATTTGATGCCTTTTTTATCGGGAAAAATTGTAAAACCTTCGTCAATTTGGATGCCCCGGCAGAGCCTGTTCAGGTCGATCCGGAGATCAGACAAATTGCCGACAGGGAAAAGATCGTTCAAGAGGTCATCGCTGAATTGATGAGGGCGGGCGTTATCCATGATTAATATTACAAAAATTTTAGATGTTCCGGCAGGACAACCCGATTAAATTGTATTCACATGAGAAAATTTTTATGGCGTTGCTCGACATGCTTAAAGCATTAGAGGAAGTGAGGGTCAACCAAATGAGTAAAACTACCAAACCTGCGGCGGTACACAACGCAGAAGTGGCCACGAACTATCAAAACGGAGAAAATAAATCTCCCAGTCCTTTCGCCGCCAATCCTAAATATTTTCAAGGGGCGGCCAAATTGTATGACAAAGATGTAAGTTGCGCTTGTGGAGGCCCCCTCTTCAAGTCAGAGCTGTCGATCGTTCAGTATGACAAACCTGAAAAAGTATTTGTGTTCTGCGGACGTTGTGCCCAGGTATCTCTCTTACTGGAGGCAAAGTAATGATTGGAACTAATAGCCCCATAATTAAAGATGTCGCTGAATGCTTGGAGGTCCGGGCCACCAGAAAACCAGGCATAACTCCAGAAAGCGACCTTGTTTACTATGACTACGAAAAAATCTTTGCTGCTATGATAAAGAGGATAGAATATCTGGAAGAAAGAGTCACAAATATGGAATTGGGGATATAATGATTAACAAGCAGAAAATACCTATTGAAAATATCAAAGACGGAATCATTACGTTTATCCTCCCCAAAGGACTCTTACGTCTAGCTGGAAAGGGGACACTTAGCCCAACAAAATCAGACCCAGGAGGACATAAATGACCAATAAAGAACAACCACGGGGGGAGATCGTCTACATCTCTGGCAAAGACGATGATGGTTCTTATTACTTGGAGAAGATCCGGGCTGAATTGGGCCCGGTCAGGTCTGGAGATGAAAAACCTCTTTGGTTCGATGTCAATGATAGTTATGGCTGGGAAGGGTATGCCATAGTCCACAAAACTGAGGAGGAGGCCAGAGCTTCCCTATGTAAACTGGCCGCAAAAGATTTTGGTTATTTGGGAAGACTAGTGAACCAGATCTATTTCGGAGAATTTCGTCTGGAGGATTGTACTCTTGACTAAGAAAAAGGAAGAAAACACACAAGAAGAGCTTTTTCAACTTACTGCAAACCGTAAGCAGTTTGAGCTAATCAGCCGGGGCCTGGAACTTCTATCTAGAGTTCGCGCAGGACAGTTAACCTATCTGCGAGATGAACTAATTGGTGTCGAAGGTGTCACCAAAGATTACGAAGCCCTCCACAATGCCCTAGAAGCCCTACACCGCACTGTCTTTCCCCAGGATGCCTATAACGAGTCCAACCATAGCCGGAAGGACTGCTGGGAATGCTATGATATCCAACAAGTTATCCGAAATGGGTTAAGCTGGTCCAAATACCCGGAGGGAGATTGTACGAGAAGTTTTGACGAGCCCATGCTCTTCGGCCAGGAGCCTCACCCATACCTGATGCGCTGGAACGGGACTGAGGCTACAAGGATTAGAAATCAAATAAACAAAAAATACTTCCTCCGGGATGCGTTTTCCGATCTCATCAAAACTTCCGACCTACAAGACGGGATTGAGATTCTGAAAAAATGGAAGGAAGCTTACGATATCCAGGAAGAGGCCATGGCAGAGGCCCGGAAATTCTTCGGAGAAAAATCTTATGATACAATTATGGACTCTTTCAAAACTCCCGGGGAGGTTTAATGAAGGGAATACTGACTGGTACGGACGGCTCTCGTGTTCTTTTAAAGATCGGCGAAGAGCAGGCTGTTACCGTGTGGCTGGAACCACAAGAGGCACGTTTTCTAGCGGCTCAGTTGAATTTACTGTCTGATCAGGCGGAGGAAAGGTCAACTACCTCCCCCTAAAGGAGTTGGTCCGCGATGAAGTTATTTGGGTTTATGTTAGAGGACGCTAAGGGAATCTGGAAGAAATTCCAGGAGTCAGAGCGAAAGTTAAGAAATTCCCAGGAGTTGATCTACGCCCTAATTCAGATTATCTTAATGCTGCGGTACGAATTGAGGCAGAAAAAGGAATATGAGTTATCTGATAGGGTAAGGAATTATCTAGCTCTCAAAGGTATTCAGGCAAAAGATCCGGGTAAGGGGGGTCAAGAGGTTTTTAGGTACACAATTTCTTTGGATAAACCAAAAGAACTAACACTTCTGACCGATTTAGAATGGATGAACCGAATGGGTGCCCTTGACTCTCTCTGCTGCCGGGACCGGCATTACGATCCGGTTGTTTGGTTAAAGCCTAAACCCAATAAGGAATTTGAAGCCTACAAGAAAGGTCTACAAGGAAAGGAGTAAATAAATGGAAAAAAGATTTACGCTTGGTTTTGGGCGTACAAAAGGAACAGAGTACTCACTGATTTCATTGCGTCAGGGCAAGGGATTGGAGATCTTCGGCTGGTCTAAAAACGAAAAAAAGGACTGGGTAGAACTTAATTTCGACACTTTTGCCCAACTTCGGGACTTCATAGCAATTCTTCAGAGAGAGCTGGACAATTATCTGACTCGTGATCTGAACGCTGAGAAGGAAGAGATCGAAAGAGTAACCTATATTCAAAATAATGACTACTATAACGAGGAAGCACACTCCGCCTTGGAGTTATTAGGAGGGGTTACGATTACCGGACCAACAGATAATGGGTGGTGGACAGCTAAAGCGAATGGAAGTGTTGTGGGACCGAAAAATTTATCGACCATTATCGCTTCCGGGAAATGTAAAAACGGTGCCGTCAATCTACTCTTTGCCAATATTACGGCTCAGGATACCGTTCTTCAACTTCCTGGTAGGGAAGGGCTGTTGAGATGGTCTGGAACCTATTGGGAACCCTGCTCTCCCCCGCCGAGTAATCCCTTTTACCGGGAACAGAACTCCAGACTCCTTTCTGTTTTTACGGAGGGCGTACAGCCGGTTGGAATTCTCGATCTTTCGCCCACGGACGAATAAAGACCCTACAAGGATAATCAATTTTATACTAGAAATAGCACAATAGGTTTTTCCGTCAGTAGTAAAAATAGCGGGAGCGGGTACACCACTCCGCCCATTCGCTGATTTTTTGGCGCCCCCCGCCCATTTTTGGGCCCATTTTTCCGCCCATTTTATTGGTTACATGCAGGAAACCTAAACTCTATGGTTTAATGCAGGTTATCTAATCTCCAGTCACTAGGCCAATAAGTGCCGTGGGGATTGACACCGTAACCCGGTCTTGGTACGATGGGGGTATCGATCAGTGCCGACTGACCGAAGACACGGGGTAGCGCCCGCCATAGTCGGCTAAGAACTGTATCGCCGTAACCAGACGGCATGAACCTTGACAACTGAATAAGGTAGGAAGCTCCGACAGGCGCTACAAGCGCCATAAAGGAGCATCAAATATGTCTAAAAAGTCCTTAGCGCCTGTACACGCTATCCCCTCACGGGCACTTGCAATAGAGTCGAACGCCGCGCCTGCTGCCACGCTCATCGTATCGTCTGAGGCGGCCACAAACCGCTTTGAGACGTTGATAGAGCCCAAACAGGTTGGGCAAGACGCAGACGGTAACCCCGTCTACGCCGATGGTATGGCAGTGGATGTATCCGGTTTGGCCGGTTACTTCGCCGCCCTTTCCATCGAAAGTCTGTTACGGATTGACCGTCTGAAGTTTGACGGGGCGTTCGATAGCACAGCTTGGTTAACAGTAAGCCAGTATTTTCTCGCTATCTCTCCTGAACGTTCTAGCGACGTTCAGACTGATTCTGAGAAGATGACCGGCTCTAAATCCGGTAGCAAGCCCGCCGAAAGGCAATACCGCAAGCTGGCCATGCCGGACTTGCGCCGGAAAGAAACGCCTCACCGTGCCGCCTGCTTGCTTAAGGCAAAAGAGGCGGCAAGCAATGCCCTTAATTCAAAGTTATTCCCCACAAAGGAGTAACTGTTATGGGTATGGTTTATGCCCCTGTACCCAAACGAGTACAGGGAACCATGGCGAAATGGTTAATTTCTCTCTCTATTGGGGACTTCCAACGAGTTATCAGGGAACTACTAGGTTCCCCGACTAAACTAGGTTCCCAATTCATCTTTCCCTGTACTGGCTTTAAGCGCCTAGCCTGGGAAGACCAACAAGGTGTGATTGACGCGCTCCAACATCGGTTGAGAAGCAAGCTCAATCAAGCGCAGTCCCAATGGGTTAACCGATGGTTGAATGCCATCACCTATTAGTAAAATGAGCTTTCTACCTTATTCTTTGTCACTAGGTTCTAATTGGTTCTACTCGAATAGAATCAATTAGAGTCTAGCAAACTCTTCCTAAGGTCACTTGGGAACCACGGCGGAATTGACCGTCAAGCGAGGTCATCCCCTCACGCTGACCACGTGAGACATAGGCCGGAGGTATAGCCTGTCAGGGGCTAAAGTACCCTGGATAGACAGGCGAAGGGGATGTATGGCAATTTGCCATACATCCACAAACCCGCATGGGGATTCATTCCCTATGATCGGGGACTTTTCCATGTCTACTTTTTATTTTTCCAGCCTAGACAGGATAATCACGGAGAGGACTTCTCCTCTTTCTCATTTGGGAGAGGAGAGGAGTAATTGACTTAGATTCTATGTCTCTTACCCTTGCGCAAAAGACCTAACTCCATGAGAAGTGACCCAGTTCCTAATGAGTTCTGAGGAAGACCCTCCCCCCTCAATTTCTGAAGATCGTCTATGAGTTCAGATTTTGAGAAGAGGAGTTCAGGAGTAATTAGATTTTCTATCCCCTCCAACTCTAAGATGAGATTTATAATAGTATTAGGGAGAAGATTATGGTCTTTGTGGGCCACGCCTATAATCCTAATCTTCTGCTTGCTCTGTTCAGTTAATTTCAATCCTTGAGTATCGTAAAATATGGTCATAACTAGCTCCTAGCTCTGTGTTTCAAATTGAAACACAAGGTCTAATCCCAGAAAGGATCGTGTGTGTTATCGCTTTGATCCTGCGTCAATCTCGTTACCTGTTGTTCCACAACCTGGATATCATCAGATTCCAGAATGCGGTTAATGACGGCGTTAGACGAGGTTCCCCATCTTCCTGACAACCTCTCTAGCATATAGAGGGCCTTGTCAGAGAAGCGGACGCTCTTGATGTTTGGTCTTGTCATGTCTTATACCTCCTAATAAGAGTATAGCATGGCTGTGTTTCAAGTTGAAACACGAAGCTAAAACATAGAGAGGACGCCGTTCTTTCTTTTTAGGAACTGATGTGAGTAAGTTAAAGCTCCTCGTAAGGAACCTTAGCTTGTCAAAATCCCAAGGAATCTATATGATTCCGGCCCACTATGTCGGCTTGTAATTAGGGATAATTGGCATGATGGTTTTGAAGAGGAGAAACGGCGAAACACCTGTAGACTTGCGGGTCTACAGTATTTAGAAGATCAGAAATCTCTATTTGAGACGGCTTCGTGTTTCTAATTCTCAAGGCCAAACTTGAATGTGGTAAAGAATTGGATTGTCTGAAGGTGAGACAGGAAACTCAATAGAGACGCCAGATATTAGAAAGAAAAGGATAATCTATCTCTAGTAAGATATCCTGTGAACGAGCAGGAATAAGAATATCTTACAGGAACTAGGTTATCCTTATCTATCTCTAGAATAAGAGAGTATTCATGCGGGTTAGATATCTGTATGAATACTCTCTTTTCCTTTTCATTAGGTATCTTATGGAAAGGAGTGAGGAACTTCCTAATTAGATCGTCTTTGTACTTTTTAATTAGGTTTGAGCATGACCAAATTAGCATAGACCGGATCATGCTGGATCGGTTCATAGCCTCCATACAGTTTCCTAGTGGAGATTGTATAGAGGTTATAGCCTATGTGAATAGGTTTAACCTTGTAATAGAGGATAGAACTGTAGAAAATCGGGAGTATGGGTTCTGCCCATTCTGTCGGATTAAGTAAAAGGAGGGTTAAATTTTGAGAATCGGCACCAGTCACTTTGTTTCGTTGGCAACAGCCGTGAACTACTACAGGGGGTACTACTGTGCGCGTAAGGATTTCATCCAGCTCCATGTGAGGCACAAAATTGAGCTGGGTGAAATCCATATTGGTCCTCCCCCTGTTAAAGAAGGAGAGACCCTCTCTGTGAATGAAGAGGGGAGATATGTACTTGAATATAAGGAGGTGAAATCATGAGTACCTATATCCTCTATACTATCGTTGCTGGGGAGATGACAGAGTTCTCTCCCCCGTTGCATTTTCATTCAATTGCCAAAGCAGAGTCTGCTCGACAACTGGAGGAACGCTTCCAGAGGACATACCTCTGCTCCCAAGAAGATTGGGATAAACTGAAGAAGTATGAAGACGAAAGGAAGGCAAAGTATGGAAACTAACGAGTACAAACGGGCGGAATTTAACCTAATAGGTTATAAATTTATTCCTTATTTGGAGGAGATGTACTCTAGAGAGTACAACTCTCAAAACCACGCTTGGGCCTTCCAAAAGGCTCTCTTAGAGGGGCGGATAAAAGACGCCGAGGCGATTGATAAGGAGGTTCGATATTATGTCTAACCGTTACTTCACCCGATACGATAACCTTGTAAAAGAGGAGGGGTTCTCCCAACAAGAGGCACTTGACGCTATCAACCGAAATATCTACCAAGATGGAGCCCATATCTGGAATGGAGCCTGTAACCCAGTGGCGGTTGCCAATTCCTTGGCTGAGGCCACTCACTTCATTTCCCATTATCTGGGAGGACACCCCGCCGTCAAGGAACACCCGGCCATCCGCCTCATGGTCTATCAGCTTTCCTTTGTTATCTTCGGAACGGAGTACCGGCAAGAGGATCTGGTCACTCAAGCCTCGGAACAGGTCGAAGAGTTCTTAAAAGAGAGGACGAAGGTATGAGTGAGATAGCCCAAGTTCAGGCTGAATGGATCGGTTGGGATACCTACGAGATTATCAAATCTCAAATTGAATTTCTCAAGGAGGAAGGAGATGAGGACTTCCTCGCTATGAGTGAGGCTGAACAATTTAACTATGTGGCAGGAGACCAAGACCTCTTTCAGTGGCAATGGGAAGATCTGCTGGGGGAGTTAGATGATTGGGTTGAAGAGCTGAACCCCAATCATTGGTATACCGCCAAGGTCTTTGGTTTTGGTTGGCGGAAACTAGATGGAACGAAAGACTTCTATGCCAAAAATGCTAAGGAGTTCTTACGGGAAGTCCTGCCCGATTGTGAGTGTACCTTCAAGAGCTACCGGGAGCCTGGACTCTTGCGGATTCAGAATAGCCATCATGATGCCCCAGCCAGAGAAAGGTATGAAATCACTGCTCTTCAGGAGGAATACGATGAAACTGAAAATTGAAATCAAGCTAGATAACGCCGCTTTTGAGGACGACCCAAATGAGATTAGCAGAATTTTACATGACATCGCAACACTGAAAAAACTGGCCTACGGTTACCCGCAACCCCGTGAACGCGAAAATGTTTACGATTTCAACGGGAACAACATAGGATACTGGGAGATTACAGATGAGGAGAGTTAACGTCAAAGACCTTCGGGTAGGGGACCATCTGATCAACAACGGGAAGATTACACACTTAGATATCTCCCCAACTTACGTCCGCGTCTTTACGGCAGAGATGGGCGACCTAGCGTTTCAATTCTGGCCGCAAGAGTTTATCCAAATAGAGGAGGTAACATGACTGAATTATCAACCAAGCGTATCAGAATCGCCTATGAGATTATTACCCCTGAATCGGCGGAACAAGGAGATGCGGAGGAACGGGGGTGGATAGATGAGGAGGGGATTGCTGTTAGCCCTGATGAGTGGGACGAAGAAATCACTGCCGCTGCCAAAACTGTCATGTTTTTGAAGAACGAGGGAGTATCAGAGCCTTCCTCCTCCGCCTTCCATCCAGGGGTCTGGTATACCGCCTATGGGGAACAAAACTGGAGGGACGGGAGTTACAAAAATCAGAGCTATCATCTGGTTAGGTTTACTCCCGAAGAGGAAGAGGAAGTTTATAAGAGGATTACAGAAAAATGAACCAAGAAGACCTAAAAGAGGTCAGAACATACCTGACCGAAGATATCCAGCACGATCTAGCCGGTTACTATGCTGATAAAGAAAAGGGGCCTCACCTCTATCACGCTGACCTCGTAGAAATCTTTGAGACTGTCTTGCAAGAACGAGATGAACTTCTGCCGGTGAATTGCCGGTGGGAGTACAATATCTATGCGCGGGGGAAACAGAAGCTACTTTATGAGCTAGCTGGAAAGGAGTGTTGGGGATGAGTAGGCCAATTATCAAACACAGTGAGGACTATCTAGGCTCTGGGAGTGTCCCCGGACGTAAAGAGAGTTGGCCTACATTGAAAAGACGAAACATCTATAAAGTTCTCTCGTTGGGGAACGTGTTCCAAAGCCACTTCTTTGTCGATAATCTCCTTATAGAAATGGAGACGTACCGAGATGAAATACCTCCTGTGTTCAAACGAGACGGTTCTTACTACGACCGCTACTCCGGTGTTGCTTGGTTGGAATGGCAAGGGAGAGCTTGGTTGGAGAAGAGAAAGGACGACTTCCTCTACTCCCTACAAATAGAGGATCACCGACCCCTCATGCCTAGAGAGATTGAGGCGATTAAAACACTCCTTCGCACCAATAGATGCCCTAAAAATCTCCTCAAGTTGTACCAAACTGACTGTAGATGGAAGGAACTGAGAAACGTCAGAAGGAACACCAGATTGTTTATGATGAAGAATTTAAAGGAGTTAGGAACATGACCAAAATAGCAGAGCTGGATTTGACACGGGGCTTGATCTATGACGAGGAGGGAGGAGAACGATTAGCTAAGGCTTTCGCCTTCTCGATTGAGAAAGGAATCCTCCCCCAACTCTTACGTATTATCAACCACTACAGTAAGGAGGAGGGGGATGGTTGCTACTTGAGGACGAGAATCCGCCCTTACGACCGCTCACCCTATGACATGGTGTTCTTCTATGAGCAACTCCGGTTCGATCAGGTTGAAAAAGGCTGGGTGGAGATCTTTAACGGGGGTTGGAATTTACATGGGATAGATGGGGATAACCCCCAATGGAGCAGTAACACATAAGGAAGGAGAGTTGAGTGACAGTCAAGAATAAAGGTGCCTTACTGGATTGGAAGAAGATCCGGGAACGGTTAGATTTTGAACCTGTCCAAGAAGATGAGTTCGGGAATAAGGTAAAGTGTTTATTCATCGGAACGGTGATGAACCTGACGCCCAGTGGGAAATACTACGCTCTCTTTACCTCCAATCAAACTGAGAAGGATGTAAGGGAGGATCAGAAATGGTGGGAGAAACAAGAGAGGCAGGCTAGTCGGTACGGACTCTCAATTGATACCAATCCGGGATGTCCGACTGATGTTCTAGCGGTATTGCGTTTGAATGTAGAGGAGGAAGATGATGACTGATTGGTTTTTAATCATATCCATCGGAGAAGGAGGTAGTATCCGACACGTCGAACTTTTCGATTCTTTGAGCGAAGCCCAGACTGCCTCTAAGAAACACCACGCTCAAATATTTGGCTTCGATTACCGTGGGGTAGGAAAGCCGGTCAGATTGTCTCATCAGTTTCGAGAACCTTGCCCTGGTTGTGGGATTCCGGTAGAGCTGGAGGATTATAGCCCCGTTGCTGACTGTGACAAGTACGACGCTACGCTCTGCGACACCTGCTACGATCGGAAGAGTCGAGGATTCAATTGGATGACCAAGGAGAAAGATGATGAGAAACCTACTGCCTGAGCTGTTTAGTTTCAATCTATATAAGTTCTCCGACGAGGTTCGTCTTTTAGATCAGTTAGGTTTAGAACAATTCAAAGTCAAAGACGACCCGTTCTTACACTCCGTTACCTACAGAATCCCGGAGACGGCCATGAAGAAATTGATGGTTCATTTGCGATCTTCCCGCCTCAAATGGAAACAGGAATTTCTTAGAGGTATTGAAGAAAGGCTTGGGGGAGAAGAAGAGGATGAGTAAACACACTTCTGAATCTATCTCTTATCTCTATGGAGATGAGTTGGATGAGGCTGTTAAGGAACTGGCTCCGGCTGAGGGCTATACGATGAAACCCAACCGATCCGACTGGGAGCTATTAGCTTACTGTGTCAACGAGGGAATAGATTCTCATTTGGAAGGCTTTACCAAAAGTAGCTTTGATAATCCTACTGGAGAAGTCCTGATTCACCCAGAAGAGTTACATATCTTAGTCAGGAGACTGAGTGAACTATCAGAAGGGGCTGGGAACTTTAAGGATTGTATCTTGGAGACATTAGTTAAGGAGGAAGAATGAGCACAGAAATTCAAACAATCCCACAAAACCTATTAGACTTGGCTGACGCCCTGGAGATGAACTTACGAGGTAGTCACAACCCCGGTAACTATGTCCTCTATGACAAAGAAGGGTTTAAGCTCTTTTTTACTACCAGTTATAACAAGAGAGAACACTGGCAAGTCTCAGTACTCTGGCAGGACGAAAATGGCGAATACATCTATCACAACTGCACAGGACTGGTAGCCGAGACCTACATCTTGAAAACTAAGGCGGCGGCACAGATGGCGAGCCAGATCAAGCGGACTCTCTTCCCTATGCGAACTTTCTTCTTGGAGCAGCTAGAATCCCATAGAAAAGAAAAGAAGAGAAAGGAGGGGGCACAACAGATCACGCAGACCCTGGCACGTCTCTACGGGGGCTCTGTTTCCAAGTACGGGGAGGGAGATAAGTTTCACGGAATGGCAGGAGAAATCCGCTACGAGGTTCAGATATCGGGAGATGGGGCTTACAAAGTTGAGTTAAGATATCTCCCCATTCCTTTGTTACGGCAGGTTTTGGATCTTGTAAAGGAGGAAAGTCATGTCAAAATTTAATGAATTTATTCAGGGTAAGGAGAAGGAGTACGGGGAAAGATTTGATCCCTCAGAGCTGGCTCCTCAGTTTATCCCTTTCTTTGATAGCGGAAAGAAGATCCGCGTCATGTTTAGGGGAGGGGAGGAGTTAACTGGCACGGTAGGCGTCTCTACCGGGTGGAGACCCGTCTTTCTTCTCATGCGGAGAACCAATAGTATCGGGTCTCTTCATGTCTTGAAGAGAGATACCATTATCACAGGGGTTTTGAGCGGCGGGAAAAACTACAGTGATTATTTAGGATTGAAAGGAGAGCTAGCGAGATGAAGATTATTTTTGTCAAGACGGGGGAACACCGGATTCCCAAGTGCGGGGAATGGATTTTCAATTCAGGAACAGCTAACCTTATTTGTAAAGACAACCAAACTGATCGTCATCACGACATTGTTATGATCCTAAAAGTTGATGACGACTCCCCAATCTTGGCGGGGAGCCTGACTGAAATCCTGAGTAAAGATGCGGATCTTGTACAAAATCTGGAATATTCTCTCATTTTAAACTAAGAAAGGAGGATTAAAATGACACTTTGGAAAATAACCACACTTGAAGAAGGTGATTACGACGAGTACGATTCCTTTGTCGTTCGGGCTCCCAATGAGACCGAAGCGCGAGAACTTGCGGCGGTCGTCGGCTCACAAAATTATGATAGGTGGAGAGATCCAACTAGGTCAAGCTGCGTCGAACTAGACCAAAATGGACGGGCTGAAGTAATTATCGGTAGCTTCAATGCAGGCTAAAGAGGCTAAATATGGAACATGACCTAATAACCAAGGATACCCACGCGAAATATAACTTAAAGTTACTTGGGGAGGCGAACAGTCTATACTATGTTGGGGCTTGGTGGCGGGAGAAGGACACCAGAGGAAATAAAGAGGAGAGCTTAAAATATTTGAAACTCTATTATCCTTACCAGACGGAGGAGGTCTTATTGAGGGCATTAGAAACCGTCATCGCTCATCCGCCTGACTGGTTTCGTCAACCCAATACTAAAGAAAGGAAGTAAAGATTAAAATGTACTTTAAACTATTAGGCAGGGATGGAAAGTCCTGTAATGGAGGGAACTTTCAATACGATCTTCCCAAACGGAGGAAGGACGGAACCTGGAAACCGGGGGAGTGGACGCCAAAAATAGAAGTGATAGAACCATGTAAATCTGGTTGGCATGGCTGTGAATTGAAAGACGCCCTGACATGGGCAAACCACTCCATGTATCTCTTGGAGTACAAAGGAGAACTTATAGATCACGGAGATAAGTTTGTCTTTCAGCAGATCCGCCTGATCCGCTCTGTAGAAGAATGGAACCCTAAGAACCTGAGACTCTTCGCCGCCGATTGCGCTGAACGGGTTATTGCGATCTATGAAAAAGAATACCCTGAAGATCAACGGCCCCGCTTAGCGATTCAAGCAGCCCAGAAGTTCGCCCATGGTGAAATTACCCAAGAAGAATTGAACGCTGCTGGGGATGCTGCTTGGGATGCTGCTTGGGATGCTGCTAGGACTGCTGCTGGGGCTGCTGCTTGGGATGCTGCTGGGGCTGCTGCTAGGACTGCTGCTGGGGCTGCTGCTTGGGATGCTGCTTGGGATGCTGCTGGGGATGCTGCTGGGGCTGCTGAGCAAGAATGGCAAATCTCCCGCCTCAAGTTTTATTTAAAGTTGAAGGATTAGAGAATGTCAAATTTAATTGCTATAGAGAAAGAGGACAACATGACGACAAGCAGCCCAGGAGAATTAGAGAAACTCCAACTATTGGCAGTAGAAACCCACCTCAACTCCCAAGTCGTGGAACGGGAAGAGGAGATCCGAGGGCTACTTCTTTCTTTACTCGCCAAGCAACATGTCCTTCTCCTTGGCCCGCCAGGTACGGGAAAGAGCCTGACCGCAAATTTATTAACCCAATCGGTTACAGATTCTAACCTGTTTGAAATCCTCATGACCCGCTTTACCAAGCCCGAAGAGGTCTTTGGACCTCCTTCCCTACCCGATCTCAAGGCCGGAAAGTACGCTTTTATCAAGGAGGGGACGATTCGCGAATCGCAAATCGCGTTCCTCGATGAGATCTTCAAGGCCAACTCGGCCATTCTAAACTCGCTCTTGAAGATCGTCAATGAAAGGGTCTTCCACAACGGGAGTTGCGGGGCGGAGAAGGTGCCTCTGATGTCCCTGATCGGAGCAAGCAACGAGCTACCACAGGGGGAGGATTTGTCGGCCCTCTTTGACCGTTTTATGTGTAAGTATCTGGTCAAGCCGGTACAAGATCAGAACAATATCAGGAGAATGCTCCATTCCACTCCTCAGGTCGGTCCGACCATATACCTGTCTTCTTTGGAGACGCTACAAAAGCAGACCAATCAGGTCAAGACGGATACCTATCTGGATCAGCATCTTCATCTTCTCCTAAAACTACGGGGGGAGGGATTCAATATCTCTGACCGAAAGGCTAGGGAATCTCTTTCCCTTCTGAAAGCGTCGGCAGTCCTGGCGGGACGAAATCATGTCATCTTGGAAGATGCTCGAATTCTCGCCCACGTCTACTGGCAGGAACCTGACCAAGTTAAGAAATTGAAGTCCTTGATCTGGGAGTTTATCAATCCGCATGATAAATATGCTCTAGAGCAGTACGACGCCGCAACTGAAATCTTCCAGAGGGCTACCAATCCGACAGATGACGGCAAGGTCTCGGTCGAAGAGTCTTTCAACTCGATTAGGACAATCCAGATCGAGCTGAAACAGAGAATCAGTAGTCTAACCCCGGAACAGAATCGAAAACTTGTAGAGGTTTCTGACAAGATTCAACTCTACCGGGAGGAGTTAGTCCAGTTTATGCTGGGGAGAAAATAGATGCGGGGCTACTGCGGAGTTGGGCTAGTCAATCCCAAACACGAGGTCAATGTCGGCCATGTTCTACGAGCAGCGGGATGCTTCCAAATCCAGTGGGTTGCTGCAACAGGAAAACGGTATAAGCGGTCAGCCACTGACACCATGTCCGCCTATCGGCACATCCCCCTGCTATCGGGAATAGATGATCTTAAAAAGATTATTCCCTTTGACTGCATACCAGTCGCAGTGGACCTCGTAGAGGGAGCAAAAAGTGTACATAATTATGTGCATCCTGAACGCGCCTTTTATATCTTTGGACCGGAAGACGGGACACTCGGAAAGGAGGTACTGTCCTGGTGCCGGGATGTCATTTATATTCCAACGAGGGGCTGCCTTAATTTATCAGCGGCAGTCTCAATCATACTCTATGACCGGCAGCAAAAACAGGCGGGGGCCGAGTCCAGAGAAAAGTACTTCTTTAAGGAAGAAAAAATCACAAGAAGGGGAGGGTACAGGTGAGCAGCTATAATCTATTTTCTATCGGGGAAATAATTGCCATTGTTCTCATTCTGGCCCTTGGCACAATCATAACACTCAGCTACGGCTGTAGTTGCAGGACTATCTATCAAGTGGATTATCAACTGTACGGAGATTTTCAGCCGGAGGAAGGATGGGTAGAATGTCGATAAAATTATTCAAAACGGTGGTGATGGTTCGGGTAGAACTAGAGCTATCTGGCCCCACCAAATATGATGTCAACGAGTATGCCAAGAATCTCGTGCTAACCTCACTTCTCTATAAACTATCAGAGGCAAAGGCAGATATTTTAGCGGTATGTTCAGAGGAGATCAAATTAGAAGATGCGAAAGGAAGACTATCAAGCGGAGAGAAGTCTCATGTTGGAGAGGACAAAATTTAACCGGAGGCACGGCTATGTCAAAGCTCTTAGGTTTGTCCAACGAAGTCTGCTCCTGCTGAGATCCGACTATTACGGAAGGAGGGCGAGGCCCCATGACAAACGAAGAATATAAAAAGTTACAGGAAGCGGGGAGAAAAGAGGTAGAGGACCGGGCTAGGGCCATAGGGGAATCCAGAGTCCTCCTTTTAAGAAGGCTGAAAGAGGCCCGGCTAGTTCTAAATACGCCGGGAAGAGAGGGATTCCAGAAACTAATATTCGATTTTGCAAATAAACGACTCATTTCGGACGATGGTACTCTAGCCTTACAGTGGCTGGTTAGACGCTTTCCAAATGAGCCAGTAGGCTATGAAAACCAACAGACCAGCACTGGAGTGGTCATTCTAGCGGCAATCAAAGGGCCGTAGCAAAACGTCGGCATATATTTATAATTACCGACGTTTTGCTACAAAGTACTAGAAAGGAAAGAGAAACAATGAGTAAAATAACCATTGAGAATGCAAGGATCAAATCTACAACACTAGGGGAAGCGGCAACTGACCGGGGCATGTTTAGCTACTGGCTCCATATCGAATGGGAGAGGAGCGGCTGTAGCTTTGGCGGTAAGGTACTGGACGAGAGACAATTCCCCGGACAGGAGTGTAAAGACTACACCCGAATTGGTACAGCCTACGGGATGACCCACTTGATGAGGATTCTGGAAACGCTGGAAGTCCGGAAATGGGAGGATCTCCCCGGTACTTACCTACGCATCAAGTCGGAGGGACTGGGAGGAGGGATTACAGCTATTGGGCATATCATCAAAGATCAATGGTTTGATCCCAATGCTCTGAAATTCTTGTTAAAGGAGAAGGGGGATGGATGATTGTGCAATCAAGCAACTCCAGTTCGACCAGCTTCAATTCAAGGAGATGACCGAAAAATCCCCGGCTCTCCAACAGAAAATAGATGCCAGCGATTATTCAAAGGCGTCAGAACTCTGTCGAGACTTATTTGCATCAATGTTCAAGTATACGCCTGAGATTAACCCCGATGTCGCTCCCGACTATCTGGCCAATCAGAAGGTAATGAGAGAGTTGATGAATCTTAGAGAGTACGAAAATCTGCATGAGCAGACGAAAGGACAAGCAATTCTTTCTGCCTCCGCCACCCGTAAGTTCTGGGGGGAGGTAGAAGGAAAGTTGCCGGAGAGTGTTAAGGAACACGCCAGAACCACCGAAGAGATTCAAAAACGAATAAAAAACCTCGTTGAGCGTCAGAAGGCGTATGAGGAGCTGGTCAAAGACTACCCTGAATTACAGGAGGAGTTAGACAGACAGAAGGAGGCTCAAATTGAAGAAGAGGCGGCCTTGGCAGGAATCCCTGCGCCCTGGACTGATCCGGACGTTACTGACGGACTTAGACAGGCCATCCGAGGAGCACTTGAGGCGGCGGCACAAGATTCTCAACAACTACAGGACGCTATGGATGTCTTTGGCTGGGGGGACGGCCCCGGAAATGGAGGTGTGGTTGCAGAACGAGAGATCCAATTACTAGCATCTTCCTTACAACAAAGTAAGGATCTGCAACGACTGGTCGAGTTGGCCGGGAAGTTTCGACGGATCGCCTTAGCTAAAAGGAAACAGAAACTTAGACATGAGCCGGATGAGATCGCCGGGATCGAGTTCGGTCAAGACCTGACCCGGATGATTCCCGCCGAGGCTCTCTACCTGGTCGATCCGGAACTGGAGGATCTCTTCTATAAGAAGTATCTCTCTAGTGAGCTGATGCAGTTAGAATTGGTCAGTAAACCCCCGGAAGGGAAGGGGCCGATCATTGTCTTCAGTGATGTCTCGGGCTCGATGCAGGGGATTCCTGATATCTGGAGTAAAGCGATCGGCCTAGCCATGCTGACCATTGCTCATAGAGAGGGACGAGATCTCTTTGTCGGTACCTTCGATACGTCGGTGTACCAGAGTTGGGAGTTTAAAAAAGGGAAGTCCAGAATTACAGACTTATTGAATTACGCCAATAGCTTTAGCGGAGGGGGCACTGCCTTTGCTCCTCCCTTGAGTAAGGCTCTTGTACAGATTCAAATGTCAGCTTTCAAAGAGGCCGATCTGATCTTTATCACGGATGGGGTTGCCCCCCTGACCGATGACTTCCTAAAGAATTTTAACGCAGTGAGAAAGGAGAAAGCTTTTAATGTAATAACAGTACTGATCGGAACAAGCAGTTACAGAGCAAAAGTAGAGGCATTTAGCGATGAGGTAATCAAAATACAGAACCTCCTGGACGATAAAGTTGTTGAGGAAATTCTAAAGTTACATTAAGGAGGAAGAGATTGTATATAGAAAAAGAAGACTGGTTTAGAATCCAGGACTTTTTTAAGCAAAACTGGGTCACTGAAGATGCTTCGCCAGGAGGTTACTCCGAGTATTGCCGCTACTGCGAATCTCCAGTCTGGCACCCGGAACATAAAGAAGGGAGGGCAGAGCATCTATCTAACTGTCTTTACGTATTAGTTATGAAGTATAACTAATAGGAGGAGATATAATTGTGATCTCTAAAGGCCACATCAGAAGCTGTCGAGCTAAAACACGGCGCGGAACCGTCTATGAAACCTTAGAGGAGGCGCAACAGTCAGCTGCGGCGGCCAATGTTGCTGAAAAAAGAAAAAAACAGGATCTACTTTACGGGTATCCCTGTCTGCGGTGTGGAAAATTCCACAAGGGAAGTCACAGACGACTGGAAGGAGCGGAACATGACCAAATTATCAAAAGACTGGAGGGCGGGGAAGATTTACAAGATAGAAGAAGAATCAGCCTACTTCCTGCCGGAGCACGGAAATTGCGACAAGAACTGTATCGTTGGCACCTACATCTCAGAGACTGGTGTCTTATTCGATTATCACGCGCTCTACGAAACCTTCTTAGAAATTACCCCGACGGAGCTAAAAGAGCTGGAAGTATTTCTGTACAGGGAGAAAAAAAGACTAGAAGGCCAACTTATGAGGTTAGAGGGCCTTGTTAAAGCCCACAAACTGGAATATTGAAGGGAAAGGAAACAAGAAAAATGACGACAACTGAATTGGAAAAGATGATCGAGACCACCGCCGTAGATCAGAACGAGATCGGCACGAAAGAACTGGGACATCTGATCAACATGAAAATTCAAGGAGAGATCCCCCGGATCGAACTGGAGGAGCGTCAAAAGGCCGCCGGGTTGGAGCCTCTGCCCCGGCGGAAACAGAAGAAGACTGCCCTCTATCAAGCTTTAAAAGAGCTGGCGGGTAAGAACACTTTGCTGGCCTATGTCGGAATGGACGGGGAGTGGGCTGTCTACCGGCTGGTTGATCAGTTTATCGACAAGATCGCCAACGAGGTAGACTTCTCCAAGCGGAACCGTATTCGGTTTAATACCGTGACCGATACAATCATCTTTGAGCTACCGGAGAGTATCGAGCAGGAGGTAAAGAACCGGCTGGCCCATTACTTGGGAACTTATACCGCCGATGATATTTACGATGTCTCCCAGCGGTATATTGAGTCCAAGTTCGCCGGGATTCGGATCGGTCGAGGTCTCTTCTTCGTCCCGGAGTCCTTCTCCGCCCAGACTTTGGCCCTCAAGTCGTTCGTCGATGCCATCCCCAACAGCAAGCTGCTGAGGATTGCCGTGGTTAATGACCAGGAGAACCAGAAGTCGATGTACAATGCCTTTATCGAGCAGTTGACCGAGGAGTACGACACACTGAGAGAGAACATCAAAGAGTTGGCAACCCGAGACGGACACATCCGGGTCAAGAACTTCAATGATAACTTCCAATCCTTCCGGCAACGGGTCGATATCTACTCCACAGCCATGAACCGGGACAGCCGGGTACTGGAACAGAAGATCAACCAACTGGAGGCCGAGTTCAAACAGGCGCTTGCAGGAAGGTAGGTAAAACGAGTAAGATAAAAGGGGGCGGGAGCACCTGAAGACTGTTACCCCGCCCCCCTCTTTAATTCAGTAAGGTGTTTGGGAGAAGGTATTGTGCTTGTAGAAACCAAACTTAATTCTGCTGAACAGCTAGCAAGACTCTACCCAGGGGCGGAACAGGAATACAACAACTTTATCGCCTACATCTATAAAAATCATCGTCAATCCCTCCGGTTCAACCAGGAGATTATTGACCAGTTATTAATCGATAGCTTCTCCAAAAAACAAACACTAAAGAAAGTCTTAAATCTCGGAGACAATCTAAGGCGAGACATTCCCTTCTCTGTAGAAACAGGGGGGAAGCCCTTCTTTCTCTGGATACGAAAAGCGATCTCCCACCTTATTTACGAAGGATTTATGTCGGTCGAAGATAACCTCCCATTTTATAAACTCGTCTCCAAAATCAACTTCCCGATTAAGGGCGGGAAAGGCGCAAAAAGATTTCTAGGGGACTGCATAGAAAACAAACTATTTCCTATTAAAAATTCTAAAAACTCTTTAAAAATAACCAAATTCTTCAGCCTAGTCAAACAAATAGCGCCCAAAGAATACACCCTCGTAAAAGAAAAACTATGTTGCGGAGACGACCCGCTGGATCTTCTAGCTCTGTTTTACGCCCTACCAAATATCGGAACCTTCACTCTGACAGCAAATCCCTTTGATTTGCTTCTTCTGTCGGAGAACGCGCTCTATAAAGTCTGCACCTGCCTGAACCCGCGTTCCAAGGCCAACAATATTGATGCTGATTACAGTAACGGGCTGATTAGCTATTGCCGAGACAAGTTCACACTAGCGGCCCTTGTTCTAGGCGAGAAGGATCAATATCCAAAGAAAAGAAGGGGGAGGCTTCTCCTGCATGTCATGCCGGAGAAGAATAGCCTGATTCTAGGCCGTCGCTACGGAGAGGTCAGTCATAAAATGCTGCTCCTGCTGCAAAAAGAGCTGGTCGTGACCTTAAACAAAACAATGCGGACAGAGACAACCTGGTACAGCAAAAACTACCAACACCCCTATACCAAGATCAAAAAAGCAAAGTCCCGCAACCTGACCAAAGTAGAGGGAGCTGTCTATTTCGACAAACTGGACACTCGCATTGTCATCAACAGAAAAGAGTTGAAACAAAGAATCACCAATTCCGATATACCCACGATCCAATTTGAACCCGCGCTCTGCTTTCGCTGTGGGAAGAACACCTACCATACCTCCTATTGGCAATGTAAAAAGTGCGCCCCCTACCCTTATAAGTGTCGAGAATGTAGGTGCAGGCTCTCCCAGGAAACCGACTTTGCCGACGATAGCCGAGAGATCAGAAATCATTTCTGTGAACGTTGCTATGGAAAGACAGTCAAAAAGTGCGGCTGCTGTAACAAGGAGTACTACCAATCTCTATTAGCCACCTATCAAAAAGAGGAGGAAGGAGTAAAAATAAATCTTTGCTTAAAGTGTCTAAAAAACTATACAATTTCGTGCTCTAGATGCACAGAGGTGATTTATATTAATCTCCAAGGAAAGCTTCCAGACGAATACATCTGTAATGAATGTGTAGAAACGACAGTAGCTGATGCGCCCAATCATTGACGTTGGGAGATCCTACTATCTTGTTGGAGGCGAAATAATCAAAATTGTGAAATTCGACGAGCGCCGAGGATTCATAGACAACCGGGGTAACGCCCATAATGGGTACGGGGGTCAAGATATTGTACGGGAGTTGACCCCCGACGAGTACACAATCAGACGATTAGAAGATGATTGGGAGGCCGCTAATTGAAATCACCAACCTATATTCACAACTGCCCAAGTTGCTACTTCTTAGGACAATTCAAACAGGCGGACCTTTACGCCTGTCTCAAAAACGGAAAACCGCATTCCTTTGTGGCAAGAACTGGGAATCGCCCGGATACCTACATTTCGGGCGGTAGTGTCAGAGATATAAGATTGAGGAGGGCAAAAGAGCTGTGGGAAACCCAAATGTTGAAAGTATCCACAACCGTCCAGACCTGATCGAGAAACGTCTCAGATACGCCCGCCATCATATTCCAGAACTAGAATACCGGCGGGCCTTCAAACAATGTAAATTTTACCCAGATAAAGATATTCTTGTCTCATTAAACGGCAAGTTTGCCCTGTCATGGAGAGAGAAGCCGGAGGTGATTGTAGGAAAGCAGAATATCGGGTCAGTTCAATTCTTAATGTTAGACGAAGTGAAGGAGGCGCTCAGTGAGTCCATACGCAATTGAAAAAAGAGGCGGAGAATTTCTGATCACAACTCCCAATGGAGGATGGGAAACCAGGAACCTCTATACAGGGAAACTAACTGATTTTTCGATAGACCCGGAACTCGACTATGTTGATTTTCGAGAGATGGAACAAGAACTTCAAAAACTTGTACAAGAGGAAAGAAATCAGCCTCAAAAACCGTAAAAGAAAGGAAAGGAACATGGGTAAACTATTTATGCGGCTGGGAGGCTGGACTCTCAAACAGATCTGGGACAAGTACAAGGGGCCAGGGCAAAATGTAGAAAATGTCATGGCCGTTGTCAAAGAACACGCAATTTACCGAGAGGGCGAGAAAGAAAATACCCGTTATCTCTTTTGTGACGGGGTAGCCAAGATCCAACCAAGCGGGCAAACTTCCATCTCTCTCAACGATGAGTAGAAAAATTTGAAACTGTACAAGCCCTCCGTCTATAATAAAGAAGGAGGGCTAAAGATGTGGATAAATTATTATGGAAGAAATTAACCAAAGCCCTGCATGAGCAGTCTATTGCCAGAGTAGAGCTGGAAGACGGAGAGTGTCTGATCGGTTTTATCCGAGAGATCGGAGAGGAATATTTTGAGATCCGTTGCCGATCCTACATCGCCAACAACCTCCACATGATGGACGACAACGAACCGGCTGATCTAAAATATTCTGATCGAGCCGTCTCTTTAGGAAGCATCTATCAGTTTGAGGGCGACAGCTCGCACTCTCTCCTACCGGATCAACTCAACGGCCTTCTTTTCCACAAGCAGGCAATCTCAAAAGAGGATTGGCGAGGAAAAGAGCTAAAAGGAAAACTTCCCAAGAAAGAGGAGGAACCGTGCGAGAACACAACTCAGAAGACATCTTAAGGGCGATGGGGTTAACCCCGGAAATCCTCAAACAAATGGGTATGACGGCTCACGTGGTCTTTGGAAATCAACAGCTCCAAAACGAACCTGTTGTTGTCGGAGAAATGGAGGATAGCGAGATCTTCACCCAAAAAGCTCTCATTGTCCGAAGCAAGGAGATCAATCGAGAACTAGACGAACTTCGACTGAAAAAAGACCAGATCGCTCACGACCTGGAACAACTCAACCTCTCTATTGTAAAGCGGCTGGGGCTTGTCCGGGAGGATCTGATCTCAACCACCCTCGATAATAAGATTGTTGTTTACAAATCAGCAGCAATCAGAGAGGGCCTACCCTACAGTAAACATTCCTCCTAACGCTATCCCACCTGCCCACAGGAAGACCCCCCGGATTACAGTCTGGGGGGTCTTTCCTACAACCTAATCAGCGGACGGAGGTAACGAGTTCAGATGCCTTGATCCGGCTAGGGCCGAGCTTTCCTGTGTCCCGGAGCAGCTTGTAGTAGTGGGGGTTCAGACTTCCCTGGTAGCCAGAGGCGATCATCTGCCGCTTCCAGTTCTGAAACTCCTCCTTCTTGACTCCCTCCGGCCAACCGATCTTATTTTTCACAGTTGCTTTAACCAGGTTGGGGGAGGGTCTAAAGGTGACTTCATTGATCATCGGCGCAGCCTCCTGGACAGGCTCCTGGGGGGCCTGATTGGCAACAGAGAGCATATCCACAATCAATGCCGGAATCTCATGTGGATTAACGTCTGAACGCCTAATCAGAAGCTCCATTAACTCGTAAATCTTATCCTTGGCCATGTGACAAACCTCTTTCTTACTTCGATATTCCAACTGTGTTATAGCTATATTATAGGGGATACGTCAAGTGGTCTTGCGTATCAGATTGAAAATTTAACCTTAGTTAGAAAGGAGAAATAAAATTGAAAGTGATTACATTGCGCCCTCTCAGACTGGCAGATTGGGGAGGCAGACCTACTCTGACCAGATTTGGTGTGGATCAAAAAACTGACTGCCCTAAAGGCGCAACCTTTCCGGTCATTGGAGAATTGAAATACAACTACATCATTGACTTGGGAGAGGGATACTCAGCCAAAGTCTCCAAACACGACGTCCTTATTTTACAAGGAGGAAGAGAGATGCATAGCAAAATTAATGGCCTCAGCTTCAGGACCAACATTCCCTGGGACCAAATCAAAGTTGGGGATAGCCTGATGCTGGTCCACGACCCCTGCGGTAAGACTTCCCAGATGGAACACACGGACCCTTTTGCTCTCATGATTGTCCATGAAAAAACGAATTTCCACCTGGGATTTGTCCCAAAGGAGACCGCTAAACTTCTTTTGGATAATATCAAGGCTACCCTCTTCCAATGTCAGATCACAGAGATTACAGGAGGTTACGGAGAGAAGACAAATAAGGGCGTAAATATCAAGATCTGTTACGAATTAGAATAAATGATTGACAGAAAATAGGAGACAAACTACTATAAAATTAGGCTCAAACAGGAGCAAAATAAGAGCGAAAAACAGGAGCATTTTAGGAGCATTTTATGGACTTGATTTTGAAAGGAGTCGAATAGATGCCCAAACCACCAACAGTTAAGGTTGTATTAAGTGTACCTACCGTTCACGCTGAATGTGTCAGACGTGTAGCGGCAGAGGTTGGTCTCACCATGTCAGCTCTGTATCGGGTTATTCTCAAGGAGTATTTACAAAAGTACATACAGAACGGGAAAAATCTTAATTTAAATTTCAGTAAAGAAACCTTGACAGAACTGGAAAATCCCGCTACCCTTAATTTTTTTAATAAAAGAGAAAGAAGAAAAATTATAAATCGTCCTTCTATCGTCCCTCCTGTATCTATCTATCCGACAGACAGAATCCCGAAAGACGAAGGAATGACGACCTCTCACTTTTCTCTCCCCCCGGGAGGAGAAGAGGCCACACTAAACGCTTTAATATTTCAAAATTTAAAAACCTTTAAACTTATCCAAAAAAATAATACTCATCAATACCTTGCTAAACTCCTTGGAGATACTTTTGGAAAGATAAAAATAATTCAAATATTGATTGATAAAGATTGGAATAGCCTGAATCAAATTATCTATAAAATAAATTCAAAAAAAGAAAAGAATCAGTTAATAGATAATGAGATTAGTTATTTCCTTAAGTCCATAGAATCAAGTAAAGTGGATAGAATTCCCTTTGATAACTTCAAACCGTTTTTAAAAAATTTCCTAAAAAATAAAAAATCAGAGGATTATTGGACAATTACCAATGGTTTTCCAACAGAGGCTGAACATGATTGAAATAAGTAAGCAGAGTAATCAAATAGGTCTTTCCATTAAGACCCAGGAAGATCGTATTTTTCAGAAAGCCATTCAGATCTGTAAAGAGATGAAGGGACGGTATGAACCAGAGAATCGTCAGTGGCTTTTCCCAACGTATCGTCTCCTGGAAATATTGGAGAAGCTAAGTCTGGTTGATCATCTGGAGTTGGACTATCCCCTAAGAAAAGAGATGGAAAGACAAATTTCCGGTCTTTCCCCTGAAGCAGAAGCTATTCTTCATGAGCTTTCCCCCGTATTGATGAAACATCAAATCTCAGGAGCTAAATTCCTTCTGCAAGGACACTCTCTCTTGTTGGATTCCCTGGGGGTCGGGAAAACCCGTGCCACCTTAGCTTCTCTGCTGGTTCGGCTGAAAACCCAACAAATATCCCGCTTTCTTATCCTCTGTCCCGCCTCAGTTATTTCCTCTTGGCAGAGTGAATACGAGATCTGCTCCCAACAAATTGGTCTGAAGGTGCCGCTAATTTTCATTGCTTCATCAAGTAAGATGACCTCGTACAAGGCCAAATTAGAGGAGGAAAAGTCTTTTGGGTGCATTATGACCTCCGACCTATTTAAGAGGGCTCCTGAGAAGTGTCAGGCACTTCTCAACGAGTTTAAGCAGGTCAACGGAAACATCCATATTCTTGATTGGGTAATTATATTCGACGAAATTCACGCCCTGGCAAATCCAGCAAGTAATATTTCAAAGGCGATCCGACTTGTAAGTCCTACTTACAAGATCGGTCTAACGGCGACCCTCTTGCCTAAGAATGTCGAGAACGTTTGGAGTCCAGTTGATTGGGTCAGGCCGGATTATCTAGGCAATTACTGGGCCTTCTACAGCCGTCATGTCGTCACCCAGGATCGGAAAATTAGAACACCGCAAGGCCCGAGAACAATCAAAGAGAAGATCGGCTATAAGAACCTTGATCATCTCCGGAAGCAGATCCAGGAGATCTCTTTAAGAAGGGAAAGGCATGAGGTTCTAGATCTGCCGCCTCAGATTTTTATTACCCGGTACGTGAGCATGACCAAAGAACAGCAGAAGATCTATGAGGCAGTGAAACAACAGCTTTATGATGAGTTGAAAGGAATGAACGCGGATGAGATTTACAAAGCCATTGTTCTCTTTCCGATGGTTAAAGCGATACGGCTTCTGCAAGCGGCCAACGATCCCTCTCTGTTCGGAGAGGCAGGTTCATCTATCAAGCTGGAAGAGATGGAGAGGGTTCTCGAAGAATCTGAAGAACCAGCGATTATCTGGACAAATTGGCAAGGGCAGATGGATCGTCTTAAGGAGCATTTCCGAGATGCCGCTGTCTACATAGATGGCCGTACCCCTCAGAATCAGAGAGCCTCGGCAGTGGCCAGGTTCCAAGCTGGTGAAGTAGACATCTTCTGCGGAAATCCCGCAGCAGCAGGTGAAGGGATCAATCTTCAACGCGCTACCTTAGCGATCTATCTGGACCGTTCTTATTCAGCCGTAGATCGGATTCAAAGCCTCGCCAGAAATTATCGTTATGGGAGTGTTAATAGAGTTACTGTGGTTGATTTGATAACTCGCGGCACCATTGATGAAATACCACTTCGCGTTATTAGTCAGAATTTTGAGACGATGGAAAAGGTAATAAGAGGAGGAGACATAGATAAGAAAAAACTTTACGAAGAGTTGATTCAGGCGGGAGTAGTTGAACTCCCCAAAGGAAAAGTGTAAGCTGAAGAGGCAAGGAGAAAAAAGGTGAAAAAAACTATTACCAGAACTGATCAGCCGGTTATTTCGGTTTTGATGCGGCAGACAGCAATGGGTCGGGTCATCAATGGTGTTGAGGTATCGGTTTATTCCGGCCCTTCCGGAGAGTATTTTCTTAGGGGTACAGAAATTGTAAGGGCGCTGGGGCATAGTCCTTGTTGGATCTCTAATAAAGTAGCCGAAAATAAAGATAAGTTGCAGGGAGGATATATTTATGTTAACAACCTACAAAAGCCTCACTTGCCCTATGCCCTGTATATAAAAATAGGCAGCGCCCAAACACTTTTGGAGACCAGCAAAAGGAGCCCTTTTAGGGATGAGTTGGAAAATTTTGTCAGGTCTGTGTTGAATTACAATAAATTGACAACTGCTAAAGAACGATTCAAAAGGTTTCCAGAGATTACTAACGGTGATAGCTCCGTTCCCGAACAGGAAGAGCTAGTCCCTAGTCCTTTGCGGCAAGATATTGAGAATGTGCCGAATCCTAGAGGAATAGTGGAGCTGGAAGATATTCCAGAGTTTCGGGTAGCGCCATCGAATTTTCCTTGGGGAGTTTCGATTATTTCGTTTGTGCTAGGAATCGTGCTTGGGCTAGTTTTCCGAAAAGGAGTTTAAAATGTTAAATCTGATTGAGGGAAAGAAGGTAGTTATCTGGACTGGAGACGGGCCTTTAAATACCTCAGAGACTTCTGGGCACCTGATGGGAGTTACAGATCGGTTCTTTCTGGTCGATGACGGGGTTGATCTGCATCTTGTGAATATTGATAAAGTTCGAGTGTTGAAGGTTTTAGGCGGCAGTGGTTCATTAGGAGACCCTTATGACATTGATGGTGGCAGAACAGGCCAAACGATTAGCATCGCTGGCTAGGGACTATGTTCATTTACAGGTCTATGAGATTAATCCTCCTGGCTGTGAGGAAAAGCCTTATCCTCTCTACTGGGTAGTAAATAAGAAGAACGGTAAAGGCTATGAGGTAGATCTTGAAAATGTTAGGTGCTCGTGCTACGATTACAGGTTACTACACCGCATGGCCATGGACAATATGTATCGGAAAGGAAAGGAGAGGAACTGGGCGGTCTGTAAACATATTTTGAAACTCGGTTTGACAATCAAACAATTAGAGAAAGGAGAGGCAAAGATAAAATATATACAAAATTTACCAGAGGTTTGCTGGTGCTCAGATTAGGGCAATTTTGGAATTTTTTGAAGAAGTTTAGTCCCTGGTGTAGAAAGGTTAAAAAGTGAAGAGTGTAGTGTTGTTTAAGTTAGTCGTAGAGACTGAGATTGAGTTTGATCCAGATATTTATGAGGGGGAAAATTTGAGTTTTGAGGAGCTTGTAAAGATGGAGCATCAGGCTTATGAGAGTGTGCCGGAGATGTTGATTAGACCAGATTCTAAGGTTACAATTATGAGTGAAGTAAAGGAGGGCTAAGAAGATGTGGTTGAGGTTGACGTTACTTAATGAGTCTGTTGGTGTTTTTTATTTTGGCTCTGGGGGCGTTGTTCATTTTTATGAGGAGGTGGACGAAGTAGATGGTGAAATAGAATCTTATACAGTTTTGGAATTTCCAACGGGCGGAAAAGATTATGTTAAAGAATCAGTTGAGCAAATTTTAGATATGTTACGGACCAGCGAGATTGTTAAGGGATAAGGAGAACTGAGATGAATGAAGCTGTACAGAATTATCGAGACAATTTAAGAAAGCAGGCAGAGGAGGCGGCGGCGAGGAAAGAGGCGGCTAAGCAGTTTAAAGAGCAGCAACAAAACCGGAAGATGATCGAGCGGCTGGCTATTGAGAAGGGCGGTTCGGTTCTTTTCCATCCGTTCAATGATTTCTATACGATTCCCCGGCTGACCGGACACAATGTGGTCAGGACTTCTAAAAAGGGGAATAGGCTCTTCCGCAAGGTCTTCTGTCCCGAGCAGTTTGGGCTGGCCTGTGGCCTCTGCGAGAAGAGGTTGGATTGGTCGAACCTCAGCCCGTCGGAGCAGGCCGAGGCCAGGATCTCTAAAGTGATGGTCATCTTTGGACTGGATCAGGAGGCGATTGGAAAGACAACGACCTACACTAATCTCAAAGGAGAGGAGGTTACGGTACCGGTCAGTCCGATCAAATATTTTCACCGGACCTCCGGAAAGGCAGACGCTAATTTCTTTGAGCTTGAGAATTTTGAAATTGATACAGAGGTTCCGCTCAGTAAGATGGAGCTAAAGATCTCCCGCCACGAGGGAGAGGATATCACAGAGTACACAGTTAGCTATCTACACAAGTCGGTGGGTAAAGAGCTGAAGATGCCGAAGGGTCTTTCTCCTGAGCAGGAGAAGCTGTTTAAAGAGATGACGACAGCGCAGAAGAAGGGCGATATGCTCTTCTTATTCATGAAGGCACTCCAGACCTTTGATCTGCCGGAGGAGTGCAGCGAGTATCCGGATGTGGCCAATCATGAGTTACTGGTAGGAATGTATGAGTCCTCAACCTCACAAGCGGAGGAAGTAGAGCCAGAAGAAGTGCCCTACTAATCATCTAACTGCCAATCCGGGGAAGAGAATAGCCAATCCTCTGTTCTCTTCCCCCTTCAATTTTATAAAAAGGGGGAGTAGAGCATGATTGTCCGACCTAAGGCACGTCAACTCAAGCACGTCCCGGAGCTGGAGATGCTACGGGCGATCCGGGCGTTTCGGGAGGATCTGGAAGGCGGTAATCTTCGTGCCCCTTTTCCATACGAGCGCCTTGGAGACCGTTTTCCTTGGAAGGTTTTGTATCGGAAGATGGAGCAAATGGATGAAAAAGGGTATTTGGAGTACGGGGTTAGTCTGAGTACAGGCTGGTTAACGGATAAAGGTAAAGCGAGACTGCGAGAATTAGAGGATGGGGCGAAACATGAAATCAAAATTGAAGAACAAGGAACTTGAGTTTTTTAAAGAGTTTCATGAGCTGCTGCGGAAATATAGAGCTTCTATCGTCGTAGCGTTAGATGACAGTGCTACAGTTCTTATAGCGGGTAGAAAATTAAAGAATTTAGAGGCCACGCCTTACGGGGTGACTGTGCAGGGAATCGGTGAATATTCCTGGGAAGACGTTCTGGTGGCCGGGAGGAGGTGCCCGGAGGTTCAGAGAAGGAAAATCTATGACTTAGCTTACGGGTAAGGAGAAATCAAAAAGATGACAACTGTTTTAGATAAAAAGTATAGGCTCATAGAAGACACAGAAGAGGCGATGAGGATTCTTTCTGATCTTGCTCGGTTTCCTACAGTCGGACTCGACTTTGAGACTGCTTTGAGGCCAGGATATTTGAAAGTATTTAAATATAATTGGGAGTGGGAGGGCACTGGCAAGAATCGACACGAGGAGAACTGGGCGACTGATATCAGAACAGCAGACATCCGACTAATGCAAATTGCCACTCCGGACGGCAGACAGTATGTCTTTGACATCTTTAAAATTCCCATTGGTAACTTTAAAGATTACTTAGAGTCTGGGGTGCAATTAATTGCCCACAATGCCAAGTTTGAAGCCTCATTTCTTCTAAAGTACGGAATCTCTCCGATAAATTGGGGAGATACGATGATTGCCCACCAGCTTATTACAGCGGGGCTCCCAGCCAAGCATGGCCTGGAGGAGGTTGTTTGGGAGGTTTTTCAAGTTAAATTAGACAAGACTGAGCAACGTTCAGATTGGTCTGGGGAGCTGAGAGAGTCCCAATATGATTATGCTGCTCAGGACACAACTTATCTTCTTCCTCTTTGGGATCTTTTTTATGGAGTCTGTCAAGCTGACGGATTGTTGGATGTTCTGGCCCTGGAGATGCGGACTCTTCCAGCAACAACGGCAATGGAGGCTAATGGGGTCTACGTCAATCTTCAGAGGACTGAGCTTCTTCGTCAAGCTTACGCGGAGGAGATGGCGAGCTATGCTGGTAAGGTTATGGAGATTGTTCGAGCGGCAAATCTTACGGTCAAAAATGAAAAGTTCCTAAACTCCTCTCAACAATTGATTCAAGCTTACACTGAATTAGGGCTGGATCTGGTTAAGTTGGAAAAGGGAGAATTTGATGAGGGTGGCAAGCCAAAGTATTCAACAGATGCCAAGTATCTTTCAACGATCAACCATCCCTTTACCAACAACCTGCTCAAGTATCGGGAGTTTAAGAAGTTGATCTCAACCTATCTGGATAACTTTCCTCTGATGCGGCACCCTCTGACTGGGCGAATGCACTGTAATTGGATGCAGGCATTTACTGATACCGGACGTTTTTCATGCAGTGCCTTAAATTTAATGAACATTCCCAAAGAGGGGGCAATGAGGGAACTTTTTGAGGCCCCGCCTGGATACCTACTTTGTCTTGCAGATTTTGAGCAAATAGAGGTTAAGCTCGCTGCGATCCTTAGTTGTGATCCAGTTATGTCAGAAGTATTGAAACAGCCTGGAGCTGATCTTCATGCTGAGACGGCGATGAAACTGTTGGGGGCACATCCGGATGATCCTGACTGGAAAGAGAGCCGGGCCATTGGGAAGAACAGCGTATTCTCGGGGATGTACGGAAGTGGGGCCGAGGCACTGGCTGAAAAATCCAAGGGGAGGTTTACCTTGGCCCAGGCCCAGGAATTTCTCACAACTTTCTTCAATCACTATAAAGGATTCTCTCAGTATCTGAGCAGTGTTCGACACGGCGCTGTTTTTGGTAAGAAAGAGAGCCGGTCGATCTTGGGTAGGAGGCGCAGTTACCTACCCAAGGAGTGGGAAATTGACTATATCACGAGCCGTAATAAGGGGAAAGTCAAGAAGATATTTTTAACAGCAACGGAACGAGAGGCCGGTAATCATCCCTTTCAAAGTAGCGCCGCCGATTTTGTCAAATCTGCCATGTGCGAAGCCTATTATGTTCACAACTTAGAGGTTGTTATAAACTGTCATGATGAACTTCTCTGCTACACCAGGGCGGAAAACTCAGAGGAGGATAGAGCAAAGTTGGAGATGGCCATGGTTGAGGGAGCTAATAAAGTAATTTCCAAGGCCGTTAAACGAGGTTACAAGATAGACTCCTCTGTTCCTATTATGGCCGAGGCTAAAGTTGTTCAGTCTTGGCGGGATAAATAGACGTGCTTACTTCTACAGAGTACTCAATCTTAGCGTCGTTTGCAGAGGCCGCCATTGTTGATCCCTCTCATATTGATTTGCTATCCATGATAGCACTAGATATTGGGCCGAGCGATGACTTGAAACGATGTATTGGCTTAGTAAAATCAGTAATTTGTGGGGTGCGGACAGAGGATCAGATTCTAAAAGAGGCCGAAAAATTTATAAAATCAAGGGATGAGGCTGAGCGTCTTGTCGGGATAGTCTTGAAATCGGACATACATTGCCTGAGAAGTGTGCGAAAGCAGAGAGGGGCGTAACTTGATTACTGAGGGTATTTGAGGTATACTTGTAGTTTAGAAGAAATTGTTGGAGTTACGAGAAAGAAGGAGTTCTTGCGTGATTGACGATCCGAGTTTTCGTCTTCCGGTCTTTTACCCTATTGAAAATAAGATATTTCAATATCAGAAAGTTCTGGATGGTTGGGCGTTCTCCAGCCAGAGAAAGGTGGCGGAAGAGCTGGTCAAAGCTCTGGAGGTGGCGCTGTACTGGAAAAGGCGGTTTGAACAAGCGGAGGAGTTGTATGGAGGGTTAAAGCTTAAGGAGTTAGAAAAAGTGTCAACTACTCCGCCTTGAAAGGCGGAGCTTGAGGAAAACTTCAGGCTCGGGTTGACCAGGAAAAGCGGTACCCAATCCGCTACGTTGTAGATAGGTTAAAGACCGACGTTGGGATGCTTCCTCAGTTCCAACCTCTCGAAGCTCCGGTTGCAGACACGCAACAGGGTAAGCACGAAACGGATCGGAGCCTAATGCCGGTCTACAACATTTCCGAGGGGAGAGGTTCGTAAGAACCCGTTACAAGGCCCGTAAGGGCAATTAAAAGGAGGATGGCCCATGGCCGTCTGTGTTTTGGATCGTCACAGCAAGGCTTTGATGCCCTGCAGCGAAAAACGAGCCCGATTGCTGCTGGAACGGGGTCGGGCAAGGGTGCATCGGCTGATGCCGTTTGTGATTCGGCTGATAGACCGTGAAGTAGAGGAATGCGAATTTCAACCGCTGCGCCTGAAGTGTGATCCTGGCAGCCGAACCACGGGTATGGCGCTGGTGCGTATTCAGGAGGATGGAGGAACAGTCGTACTTCACTTGTTCGAGCTC